CACCCCGACTTGCCAGAACCCCGCCCCCGCTGTACACTGGCGACATAACGGAATTTGCGTCGTCGGCGCGATCAGCCCGCCGTATCCCCTCACGGGGTGCGGCGGGCGGTTGTGTGCGCGGGGAACATGGCGAAACCGCACGGCACCCCCAACAAGCGCAAGTCCCTCTTCGTGCAGCGGACCATCCTCACGGCGATCCGCCAGGGGAACACGCTCCACAACGCCGCCCGCCTCGCCGGCATCGACTACTCCACCCTCTGCCGCTGGCGCCGCCTCGACGCCACCCTTAACCACGCGGTACAAACCGCCGAGGGCGAGGCCGAGTCCCTGCACGTCAACGCCATCGTCTCCGCCGGCGTCTCCGGGCACTGGCAGGCGTCCGCGTGGTGGCTCGAACGTCGCCGCACCGGGGACTGGCGCAAGCCCGCCGACCGCCTCGAACTCGCCGACATCCGCCGCGCCGCCGAGGAGACCGCCGCCGAGATCGGCCAGCCCCACCTCGCCGACGCCATCGAGCGCGACATCCTCATCAGCATCGAGGCCGGCCAATGAGCGCGGCGCTCGCCATCGCCAGGACGCGGGCGAAGTATCGCCACCTGCACCCCGTCGCCCCCGCCCGTCTCGCCCCGCTCGACTGGGCGCTCGCCCACGCCACGCTCCGCACGCCCCATCGCGGCGTCCTGCGCTTCGCCGACGTGGCCCGCGACTATCAGCGCACCCTCCTCGCCGACCAGTCCCCGCGCCGCATCGTCGTCAAGTCGCGCCAGATCGGCATCTCCCAGGCCGTCGCCTTCGAGTGCGCCTGCGAGGCCCTCAACGGCGGCACCGCCGTCGTCGTCTCCCGCAACGGCGAGCAGGCCTCCCTGTTCCTGCGCTACGTCTACGCCGCCATCGCCGCCTGCCCGCACCCGCCCTTCACCGCCGAGAACGCGCGCAGCCTCATGCTCGCCAACGGCGGCATGGTGGTGACGCAGGGCGCGACGAAGGGCGCGGGGCGCGGCATCCCCGCCACCCTCCTCGTCCTGGATGAGTTCGCGTGGGCCGAGTACGACGACGACATCTACACCGCCACCATGCCCGTCCTCGCCAACGGCGGGCGCGTGATCGTCCTCTCCACGCCGAACGGCCGCGCCAACAAGTTCGCCCAACTCTGGATGGGCGGCGAAGGCTGGTCGCGCCACGAACTGCCCTGGCACGTCCACCCCGACTGGCGCGGCGATCCCGACTGGCGCGCGACGAAGCTGGACGAGATCGGCGCGGAGGCGTTCGCGCAGGAGTACGACTGCGACTTCATCACCAGCGGACTCGCCGTGTTCGACACCGCCGACATCGCCGCCCTCTGGCAACTCCCCGGCCCGGCCGCGCCCGTCGCGGGGCACCGCCACGTCACCGCCTGGGACATCGCCCGCAAGGCGGATGCGTTCGTCGGCGTGACGCTCGACGTGTCGGCCAACCCCTTCCGCCTCGTCGCGTTCGAGCGCCACCAGCGCCTCCCCTACCCGCAGCAGGTGGCGCAGATCGAGGCGCGGCACCGCACCTATCCCGGCCGCACCGTCGTGGAGTCCAACGGCGTCGGCGACCCCGTGATCCAATTCCTCTCCTGCCGCGTGGAGGAGTTCACCACCACCGTCAAGACGAAGAAGGACGCCATCGACGCGGCCAAGCTCCTCATGGAGCGGCGCGAACTGGTGTCGTTCCCGATCCCCCAGCTGGATCGGGAACTGTCGCTCTACGAGCGCGACGACAAGGCGTTGGTGCAGGACTGCGTGATGGCGCTGGCGATGGCCGCGCTCCATGCCGGCCGGCCGGCCGCCGTCGTGACGGCCTATTAGGGGGACCGCATGGGCCTCGTGGATACCGTCAAATCGTGGTTCGCCATGCCGCCCGCCTCGGCCTACCTCCCCTCCGTCCGCGCCGAGCCGGCCGAGCGGAAATGGGGGCCGTTCTACCCGACCACGATCGTCGCCTCCGTCTCCCCCACACCGGCCTACACCCCGTATGCCGCCGAGGCGCTCCGCAAGAGTTACGGCAGCGGCTACGCGAACAACTCCGCCGTGATCGCCTGCATCCAGGCCATCCAGCGCACCTACGTCGAGGCCCCGATCAAGCTCTTTCGCACCCTCGCCGACGGCTCGACCGAACCCGTCACGCCATTCCCCGCGACCGACCTCCTCGAACGCCCGAACCCGGCCATGACCGCGAACCTCTGCATGGCCTACATCCAGTATTGCAAGGCCGTCTACGGGAATGCGTATCTCAGGAAGGTGCGGGGCAACGGCGGGCAGATCGTGGAGTTGTGGCCGATCAGCCCCGCCCTGCTCTGGCCCGTCCGCACCAACGGCAGCAAGGAGTTCATCTCCTACTACGCCTACCAGTTCAGCGCCTCGGGCACCATCGAGCGCATCCCCGTCGAGGACATCGTGCATTTCCGCGTCGGGCTGGACGATCGCAACCACATGCTCGGCCTGTCCCCGCTGGCCCAACTCATCCGCGAGGTGGACACCGACCAGCAGGCCACCGCGTTCGCCGATCGGCTCGTCCGCAACAACGCCGTGCCGGGGCTGGTGGTGACGGTGCCCGTCGAGGCCGGGGACATCGGCAAAGAAAACGCGGACATCCTCAAGGAGCGCCTGCAAGCGACGTTCGGCGGGGACGGCCAGGGATTCGCCGCCGTCCTCACGGGCGGGGCCACCGCCGCGCCCTACGGTTTCTCGCCGGAACAACTCAACCTCACCGGCCTGCACCGCCTCCCGGAGGAGCGCATCTCCGCCGTCCTCGGCGTCCCCGCCATCATCGCGGGCCTCGGGGCCGGCCTCGAACGCGCCACATACGCGAACTTCAAAGAGGCCAGGGAAATGTTCATCGAGAGCACGATCATCCCGGCCTACGCGGAGGACGACGCCGTCCTCACCACCCAGCTCCTGCCCGAGTTCACCGCCGATCCCGCGCTCTCCCTCAAGCACGAGATCACCAACATGCGCGCGTTGCAGCCGGATATGGACGCGCTCTACGCCCGCGTCACCCTGGCCGTGGGCAACAAACCGTGGCTGGCGATCAACGAGGCGCGCACCGAGGCGGGCTTCCCCACGGTCGAGGGGCAGGACGAGATCGCCCAGCCCGAGCCGCCGCCCGACATGACGCCGCCCGACGAGCAGGGGGCCGAAGACGAGGACATGCCCATGCGGCCGAATGCCCGTTCCGTCAAGCGGCTCAACCGGGGCGAGTTCGAGGCCGCGCTCCTCGCCATGCGCACCGCGCACGAGCGCGAACTCGCCAACGCGCTCACCACCTATTTCCGGGGGCTGCGGATGCGGATGTCCGTGCGGATGCGGGAGGCGGCATGAGAGAGACGATCGGCCTGGTGTGCTTCATGGCCGCCATGAAACTCCTGATCGTCGCGCTGCGCCTCATGCCCGAACCGACGACGGAGCGCATCATTCGCGGGGCGATCGGGGACGTGGGCGGGGACGCCATCGCCACGATCGAGGGGTATATCGCCGAGCGGCGGCGGAGGGAGGCGGCATGAACGCCAACGACCTGATCCCCGAGGAGGAGGAGGTGCGGCTGGCCTTTATCATGGAGCATGAGTACCGCCGCCTCCTGCTCGAAATGCACAACCTCACGCGCGACGCGCTGGAGGCCGACCCCTCGCTGTTCCGCCTGGACGACGCCGACACCCGCGCGCTGCTCGCCGTCTCCGACGAGCGCGCGGTGGGCATGACGCAGACCACGCGCGCCGCCGTGGACCTGATCCTCAAGGAGGCCCAGGCGGAAGGGATATCCACGGCCGCCATCGACGCGCGGATCGCCGAGTTGTTCGAGAAGACGTGGAAGGCGCGTCCCGAGATCATCGCGTCCACCGAGATCGCCGAGGCGCAGCGCGTCGCCGCGATCAACCGCTACACGGCGAGCGGCATGGTGGATCGCGTGCGGATATCCGACGCCAACCGGGGCACCAACCACACCGACACCTGCCTCGCGCGCAACGGCACCACCGTGCCGCTGTCCGAGGCGCCGCAACTCGATCACCCGCTCTGTTCGCTCGTGTTGATCCCCGTCCTGAAAGGAGAACGCTAGATAACATGCGCCCACGACTTGCGGCGAACAATGCGCCAGACGGCAACCTGCGGGATACCGAAGCGGGACGCGACACCCCGTTGTGTCTCGCCTTCCGCCACGCGCCGTCGTATCTCGCGCACTGCCTCGTCATCCAACTTCGCCAGTGTATGCGCGGTGCCCTGCGGGTGCGGGATGACCATGCGCCCCTTGCTGGCAGCGTCCCGCATGTTGTCTCGATCGGTGCCGAGGAACAAATGGGCGGGGTTGCAGCACGGCGGATTATCGCAGCGGTGGCACACATGCAAGCCGGGGTCGAACGGGCCGAACGTCAGTTCGTAGGTGAGGCGATGGGCGAGGGCATTGCCCTTCCCGGTGCCCAGATTGAACACGCCATAGCCCGCCGCGTTGCGGCTCGCCAGCCACAACCAGCAGCCATTTCCGGTGCGGTCAACCTTTTCCCAGAAGCGTTGCGCGATGGGGCGAGGTCCGGTATACCTGTTCGGCATTCGCTGAACTCCTCTCGCGAGTTCGGGGGTGCCATGCCGAGGGCTGTTCGCGCAGCGCCTCGGCGTCGTTGTGCCCATTATAGCATAGGGAGGTGTGGTTTGGCTATACGCTTGTCAACTGGGGCCAGGAATTTCATTCTGGACTCAGGTTTGAATACCATGCTGGACAGTGACGGCGCAATTTCGATCTACAGCGGCACGATCCCCGCCGACGCGGACGCGGACGTGGGCGCGGGCACGCTCCTCGCCACGCTGACGTTCAACGCGAACTGGATCGGGGCGGCGGCTGCGGGCGTCATGACGCTCGCGGCGATCGTCTCGGATACCAACGTGGACGCCTCCGGCACGGCGGCGTGGTTCCGCATGCACGACGTGTCCGAGGGGCCGACGGGCGCGAGCGCCACCAAGAAGCGGATCGACGGCACGGTGGGGACGAGCGGGCAAGATTTGAATTTCGATTCGATCACGTTCGTCGCCGGCGGCACCGCCGCGATCTCGTCGTTCACGATCACCCTACCGGCCAGCTAGGAGCCAGCCATGCGTCGAGCCGTCGCCATCCCCGTCGTAGACCGTCGCCTCCTCGCTGCCCAGCGCGATATACCCGATCTGTTCCCATGTGTCCGGCGGGGCGCTGAGCACGGCGAGATTGCCGACATGATTGACGACCACCAGCGCGGTATCCGGGAAGCGCGCCAGGAGGGCTTTGAGCGTGGCTACCGGGATCGCCGCGTCCAAGTGGGGTTCGAGCAACATGCGCGGGCTCCTTTCCTGGCCAGCGATTCTACCACGGCAGGAGCCTGAGCCATGCGCCTCATTTACGGGATGCTCACCCTGGCGGTCCTCATGCTCCTGAGCATGGCGGGACTCGCCTTCCTCGGCTCGCGCCCGGCCGCCGCGCGCCTCACCGCCGTCGGCCAATGCGAAGTGTTCGTCAGAGTGGATGGGGTGGAGCAATGGCAGGCGATGGATCCCGCGTTCTGTACGAGTCTCCCCGGTGGTGGCGAGACACCGACGTTGCCACCGGCTACCGTGCCACCTACGGCCACAGCCTTGCCACCTACGGCGACCGCGATACCGCCCACGGCGGCGGACTTGCCACCTACCTCCACGGCGATACCGACCGCGACACCACCGGCACCATGCGCCCACGATCCGAACACCTGGCACCCGCCCGTGCAGGGGAGTTGCGTGTACGGCCATGAGCATGGCATTCCGCCCCCCGCGTGGGTCATGGCGAGCACCTGGCCCGCGTCGTTCTCCCACCCCGGCAACACGCCGAACGAGAACGAGCTGAAGCACACCAGCTTCAAGGGCTTCCTGGTATCCGACGACGGGGTGACGGTCTACGTGATCATGCACCTGGACACCAACCCCTCGGGGCACGCCAGCCGGTTCCATTCCGTGCAGGTGTGGGCGCTCGACGCGGCGGGCGGTATCTCGCACTGGGACTACTGGCTCGACTTCGGCCAGGGCACCAACACCGGCCCGAACCTGCGCGGCAACAACGGCTGCGAGTCCACCGGCATCCGCCCGATCATGGCCGTGAACTACACCAACTGCGGCTCGGGCCTGTCCTTCGAATCCTGGTATTCGGCTCCCGGACAGAGTCCGAGCGGGTGGGATTTTGGCTTCAATTCGTCCGCCAACTACTACGCGGGCACCGACCCGCAGCACCTCAGCAATCCCGACCTCGCCGCGATCGGCACATGGTTGCCGACCGGGGGCAACAACTTCACGCGCCGGATCGAACTGGCCCACTACACCAACTCGCCGCGCGGCACCTTCTACGCGAACCAGTGGGGGCAGCGGGTGAGCGGCCCGAGCGATCCGAGTTGCGGCACGCAGGTGGCGATCGGCGCGAAGTCCTACACGGTCCTGTGCTTAGAGCAGCACATAGCCAACACCATGACCACCGTCACATTCCCCGGCAACTCCGTCCAGAGGGTTCACGACGGCACAGGTGTCGTGGCACCGAACTAGGAGGCTTCATGGCGGCACTATCGGCGGAGGAGCAGCGGCGGGTCTGGGCGCAACTCATGCGCGAGCCGCCCGACCAGATCGGCGGCGCGGTCGCCTACTCGAAGCCGGAACTGGCGGCGGCGGTCGCGGCGGCGTCGCAATGGGTGGACGACAACCGCGCGTCGTTCAACGCGGCCCTGCCTGCGGGCTACCGCACCAAGGCCACCAACCAGCAGAAGGCCATGCTCCTGATGGCGATCGTGTCGCGCGAGGTCGGCCGCTACCGGGCCAGGGAGGATGAGGCGTAATGGCGACCACGCGGCAAGATATCGACCAGGAGAATGCCCAGTTCTTGGGCACCATCTTCCCCCAGATCGTGAGGAATCTGGGCACCAACTTCCCCGTCTACGGCCTGTCGTATGACGCCGCGACCGAGCAGAATGCCTATTGGAAACTGCGCGCCACCAACTACGGCAGCGGCAACCTGACCCTGACGGTGACGTGGTACGCGGATACCGCCTCCACCAACGATATCATCTGGGGCTGCTCGATCGCCGCGATCACCCCGAACACCGACACGCAGGACGTGGAGACCAAAGCCTTCGCGACCGCGCAGACGGCCACGGACACGCACCTCGGCACGACCGGGCAGCGGGTCCACGAGATCGATATCACCATCTCCAACCTCGACTCGATCGCCAACGGGGATCGGTTCTGGCTGCGCGTCTACCGCGACGCCGACGCCGGGGGCGACACGATGGCGGGCGCGGGCATCCTGATCGGCCTGCACCTCAGCTACAGCGACACGTAAAACAGGTGTAAGTGTGGCTGTCAGGACAGACGCAGCAGCCGATAGACTTTTGCGAACGGCCTCGCTGCCGAACGTCAACGCCGCCTATACCGCCGCGTTCTGGTTCTACCTCGTCTCCGACCTCAACGCGTCCGGGGCGATTTTCTCCGTCAACGACAACGTCGGCCTCAACTCGGACGGCATCACCACCAGCACGAGCGGCACATTACTCCAACTCACCGTGGCGCTCGGCGGGGCGGCGACCAACCCGACCGGCACCAACATGGCCACGGCGACGTGGTACCACCTCGCGATCGTCCGCAACTCGGTGACGGACTGCCGCCTCTACGTCAACGGCGTGCAGGACGCGCAGGACACGCGCGACGTGACGAGCCGCACGCAGCCCACCGCGCGCATGGAGTTCGGCGCGATCCTCTCGTCCAATGCCAACCGCGTGGATGCCCGGTTCGCGGCGATCAAGATCTGGGACACCAACCTGTCGGCGGCGGAAATCCAGAATGAGATGTTCCACATCCGCCCCCAGCGGACGGCCAACCTGCACCTGTGGACGCCCACATGGTTCGGCTCGGCGGAGCGGGCCAAGGACTACAGCGGCGCGGCGAAGAACTGGACGGAATCGGGCACGCTGACGGACGAGGCGCACCCGCCGATCGGCTACGCCAACGGCAGCGTCCGGCTGTTCCTGCCGAGCGCCCCGCCCACGTTCACGGGCAGCGCGGCCGTCTCCCTCCCCGCCCTGACGGCGGCGGGCAGCGGCACCTTCACGGCCCCCGTCTACACGGCCACCGCCGCGATCGCGCTGCCGAAGATCACCGCCTCGGGCGCGGGGACATTCGACGACGAGCTCAGCACCGGCACGGCGGCGATCAGTCTCCGGCCGCTCACCGCCTCGGGCACCGGCACCTTCGTCGCCCCGGTGTACACCGCGACGGCGGCGATCGTCCTGCCGAAGGTCACGGCCAGTGGCACCGGGACATTCACCGCCCCCGTCTATACGGGCACGGCGGCGATCGCGATCCCGAAAATCACCGCCGCCGGGTCGGGCACCTTCGTCGCGCCTGTCTATACCGGCAGCGCGGCGATCACCCTGCCCGATATGACCGCTGCGGGGAGTGGCACGCACACCGCGCCGGTCTACACCGCGACGGCGGCCATCACCCTGCCGGAATTGACGGCGAGCGGGGCGGGCACGTTCACGATCACGGCGACCTACACCGGCAACGCGGCCGTGAGCCTGCCGAAGCTCACCGCGTCCGGTTCCGGGACCCTCACCGCCCCGGTGTATACGGGGACGGCCGCGATCGTCCTGCCGAAGCTGACGGCGACCGGTTCCGGCAACTTCGCGACGGCGGTGTACAGCGGCACGGCGGCGCTCGCCCTGCCCGAACTCACGGCCTCGGGGACGGGCACCTTCACGGCCCCGGTCTATACCGGGTCGGCGGCGATCACCCTGCCCGACATGACGGCGAGCGGCACGGGGACGCACACCGCACCCGTCTGGACGGGCAGCGCGGCGATCACCCTCCCGGACATGGCCGCCGCCGGCGTCGGCACCTTCACAGTGCCGGTCTACACCGGCACCGCCGCGCTCCTCCTGCCCGACCTGATAGCGGCCGGCACCGGCACGCACATCGCCCCGATCTGGACGGGGAGCGCGGCGGTGTCCCTGCGACCGCTCACGGCGAGCGGGGTGGGGCTGTTCGCGGAACTGGGATTCACGGAGATTCTCCGCCCCTCGGGCGCGTGGGACGGGGGCGAGCGCGCGACGCTGGGCGCGGGCGATAGGCGCGCGGTCGCCACGGGCGGCGGCCGGCGCGGGAGGTGGGACGAATGACGACGCGCGGGGATATCACCATCCGGCAGGGCCGGGACTACTATCGCGGGTTCACGGTCACCGACGAGGACGGCGTCGCCATCAACCTCACCGGCGCGGCGCTCACGTTCGCCGTCCGCGAGTACATGGGCGCATTGGCCCTGACGGCGAGCATGGCGCTCGACACCCCGCTGGACGGCACGGCGCACGTCGCGCTGACGGACACGCAGACGGCGACGCTCGACGCGCGGCGGGTGTATCGGTACAACGTGCTGATCGTGGACGCGACCGCGCTGGAGACGGTGCCGATCGAGGGGACGTGCTACTGCGCGGAGGACTTCGGGCCATGAGCGCGCCTCGGGTGCTGACGCTGGTGGGGACGCGCGATGGGTCGAGCATGTGGCGGTGCTGGCAGCCCGCCCGCGAACTCCAGCGGCGCGGGTACTTCGTGCAGTGGGCGTGGAACGACCCGGAGGCGATGGGCCTGCCGGCCACCGGCCCGGACGCGCAACCGCCGCTGGAGATCGCCGTCCTGCCGTTCGACGCGGTGGTATTTGCGCGGTTGTCGGCGCACGAGGGCGTGCTGCACCTCATGGCCCAACAAGTCGCGTTGCTGCACAAACTCGGCAAGGCCGTCTTCTACGAAGTTGACGACGACATGTTCCTGCACGCGCGCGAGCACCTGACGGACGAGGCCGACCGCGAGCGGCTGGCGGGGATCGAGCGCGTGATCCACACGGTGCGGCTGTGTGACGGGATCACGGTGTCCAGCCGGAGACTCCGCACCGTCGCCCGGTACGCGCTCGGGGACACGATCCCGGTGGCCTACGTCCCCAACCTGATCGACCTGGAGTGGTGGCGCTCGGTGCAGCGGCGGGCGCGGCGCTTCGTCCACGGCCTGACGATCGGCTGGGCCGGGGCGAAACGCCAGGACGCCGACCTCGTGGCGATGGCGGAGGGGTGGCGCAGGGTGGCCGCGCGCTTCCCCGACGTGCGGTTCGTCGTGCAGGGCCACGCGCCGCCCGTCATCACCGAGGCCGTGCCGGCCGACCGGCTGACCGTGCTGGCGTGGGCCGATCTGGAGGACTACCCGGCCGGGCTGGTGAATATCGACATCGGGTGCTGCTCGGTCGCGGATACGCCGTTCAACTGGTGCAAGACGCCGATCAAGGCGTTCGAGTATGCGGCGAGCGGGGCGGCGGTGGTGGCGACGACCGCGCTGTACGGCGAGGTGGTGCGGCACAACGACACGGGCCTGATCGCGGACACGGCGGATGCCTGGGAGGCGGGGCTGGGGCACCTCGTGGCCGACGCCGATCACCGGGCGGTGCTGGCGGGCAGGCTCAGGCGGCGCGTGGCGGCGGATTGGGCATTGTCCGCGCACGCCGAGAAATGGACGGACGCCTGGGGAGAATTGCTCGCCGCCTATCGGGCGCGGGCGCGGAAGGTGGAGGTATGGACGGGGCCTACGTCGAAGCGGATAGCGTGACCATCGTGGCGGATCTCGGTCGGGTGGGGATTATCCGCTCCTTCCGGTACGATGCCGCGCGGCAGGAGGACGTGCTGGGGCCGCTGATCTGCCTCAACGTCACCGGCCGGCCGCCCGACGAGGACTACGCCATCGCCTTCCTGACGGCGGCCCAGGCGCGCGAGGTGGCGGCGGCGCTGCTGGCGCACGCCGCCGCAGTGGAGGAGGAGTGCTGATGGACGCCGGGGCGCGTCGCCTGATCGACTACGAGCGCGCGGTGCCGGAGGTGGAGCACCCGCGCGAGGCCGCCGTCTCGCCGCTGATCCGCTGCAAACGCTGCCACCTGCCGATCGCCGTCGTGGCGGGCGAGCAGGTGATCGCGCGGCACCGGGGGCGGGAGTTCATGGGCGCGCGGCCCATGCGGATCGTCTGCGATTGCGGCGCCGTGAACCGCGTGACTTGACGTAAGCGCACGGCGCGGCGTAGACTAGCCACAATCGTTGACCGCAGGGCACACGACGGCCCAGTATGGCGCGGCGCACACCGCCGCCCGGCTGGGCCGTTCTCTATGCCCGGAGGCAGCGGTGGAAACCAAATCCCTCCCCTTCCAGATCGGTGAACTCAAGGCGAGCGGCGACGGCTGGGAAGTCGCGGGGTATGCGAGCACCTTCCTCGGCGAACCGGACACCTACGGCGATATCGTCGCCAAGGGTGCGTTTGTCGAATCCCTCGCCAAGCGCGCCACCCGATTGTTGTGGCAACATGACACGTCCAAGCCAATCGGTCGCCAACTCAGCCTCGCCGAGGACGATCACGGGCTGCACGGGCGGTGGAGTATCGTCCCCACCAGCGCGGGCAAGGAAGCCCACGAATTGCTCCGCGAAGGATTGATCGACGCGCTGTCGATCGGGTTCCAGACCGTTGACGCCGAGTGGAACGAAACCACCAGAATCCTCAAGAAAGTCGATCTGTTCGAGGTGTCATTGGTGACGATCCCCGCGAACAGCAATGCCCTCGTCACCAGTTTCAAGGCCCCCGACGATATCCCATTCAGCCCGCTCCTCAAGCGCGCCGCCGAGGCCGTGCGCGTCGCCAGTGCGGAGGCGAAGGCCCTGCACGCGCGCCGCGCCGCCGACAAGCGGGCGCTCAACGATAGCCACCGGGCCGCAGTCGAGCAGTTCATGGCGGAGGCGGAGGCCCTGCTGGCGGAACTGCGCGGGCTGGTGGACGTGCCTGCCGAGGCGGGAGCCGACGCGGCGGAGAGGGAACGCATGGCCTTACGTCTCAAACTGGCGCGGGCCACGCTCGCGCGGAGGATGGCATGAGCGCGATCACCGAAGTCAAGATCAGCTACGAACAGGAGGCCAGCCTGCCGGCGCTCGACCGGATGGCGCTGCACCAACTCGGCGTCATGGAGTCGGCATTGGCCGAAGGGAAAATGGACGATGCCCGTGCGGCCGGCCTGCACCTCGACGCGATCGAGAAGCGCCGGGAGTCGCTCGGCGAGGCCGAGGCCATGCGGAAGCGCGTCGCCAACGAGCGCAACCGCCTCGCCCAGCCCGCCGCCCCGCACCAGCAGCCGACCGTCCCGCAGGTGGACGAGGGCGGGCGGCGGCTCACCAGGGCACCCGGCCTGGAGTTCACCGGCAACCCGACCTGGGCCGACCTCAAGGCGCGCGGGCACCTCGACAATGAGTTCACCGTCCCCGCGTTCGGCGTCAGCCTGAAGGCCAGCCTGCGGGAACTCAAGACCCTCGTCCTCGGCAACTCCCTGTCCTCGGGCGGGGCCATGTCGCTCCCCGACTATCAGGCGGGCGTCGTGGACATGCTCCAGCGCCCCCGCACGTTCCTCGATCTGCTCAGCCGCGTGCGGACTTCGAGCGACACCGTGGATTGGGTGAAGCAAACCGCCTTCACCAACGCCGCCGCGACCGTCGCCGAGGCGACCAGCACGACCGGCGTCTCGGGCGCGAAGCCGGAATCGGCGCTGGACTGGGTGCGGACCAACGTCCCGATCCAGGTGATCGCGACGTGGATCCCGATCACCACGCGGGCGCTCGCCGACGCGCCGATGATCGAGGACATCATCAACGGCCAACTCATGCTGATGCTGGAACTGGCGCTGGAGGCGCAAGTCCTGACCGGGGACGGCAGCAGCCCCAACCTCACCGGGTTCGTCAACCAGGGCATCCTCACCCAGGCGCTCGGCACCGACAACACGATGGACGCGATCCTCAAGGCGGCGATCAAGATTCAGGTGTCCGGGCAACTGGCGGCGACCGACATCGCCATGTACCCGACCAACTTCCAGTACGTCAGGCTGCTGCGCGAGAACGCGGCGACCGCGACGCTCGGGCAATACCTGATGGGGCCGCCGAGTTTGCCGGGGCCGATGACGATCTTCGGCCTGCCGGTGACGCTCTCGCAGGCATTGTCGGCCGGCACGGCGATCGTCGGGGCGTTCAATCCGGCCACGCACGCCCTGTTCGACAGGGAGTCCGCGAACATCCGCACCGGCTACATCAACGAGCAATTCACGCGGAACATGCTCACGATCCTCGCGGAGTTGCGGGCGGGCCTGGTTGTGACAAGGCCATATGGCTTCGCAAGTATCACAGGGCTATCCTAGTGACACTCCCCCGCCGTGAGGTGGGGCACTGACAACCGAGTACCCGCCGGGGACGGCGCTGTGCCGTCCCCGGCCCCAGTAGCCTTCGAGGAGGCCCGTCATGCCCGCTTCCTATGCGGACTTGTTGCTTTTCAAAAGCTACATAGGCGCGGGCGACAACGACGACGCCGAGAATGCGCTCATGCAGCACAGCCTCGACGCCGCCACCGACTTCATCAACACCTACACCGGCCGCACCTTCTACGCCGACGACGCCGCGACGAAACGCTTCCACCCCACCTCCCCGAACTACCTCGACCTGATCCCGGATATCCGCACCGTCACCAGCGTCGCGGTGGACGCGGCCGGCGACTTCACGTTCTCCGAAACCCTGGCCGCGACGGATTACTACCTCGTGCCGCTGGTGCCGCTGCCTGACGCGGGTATCTACCAGCGCCTCATGATCGCGCCCAACTCGTCAATGTCGTTCGCCTGGGGGCAATCCACGCAGGTGCAGGTGGTGGGCGACTGGGGCTACGTGGTGGACGGCGCGCCGCCGGCCGCGATCATCCAGGCGTGTTTGATCCAGGCGTCCCGGCTGTTCTCGCGGAAGGGTGCGCCGTTCGGCGTGCTGGAGAACACGGATATCGGGCAGTTCACCAGGATCGGGGCGATGGACCCCGACGTGAAGGCGCTCCTGAATCCCTACAAGTCGCGCGCGAGCGCATGGGTGGCCGTCTGATGGCAGCAGTGACGATCACGATCGAGGGCCTGGACAAGCTGGCGGCCGGGGTGGCGGCGGCCCCGGCCACGCTCGCCGCCGAGGTGCGCACGGCCATGCAGGCGGGGTCGCTGCTGATCGAGGGCACCGCGCGCACGCTCGCGCCCAAGGACACGGGCAGGCTGGCCGGATCGATCACGCACCAGATCACGGGCGGCGGGGCGAACCTCACCAGCCGGATCGGCCCTTCCGTCGCCTATGGCCTGTTCGTGGAGAAGGGGCGCGGGGCGGGGACACCGCCGCCGGTGAGCGCGATCCGGGGCTGGGCGACGCGGCACGGGATCAACCCCTACGTCCTCGCCAGGGCGATCGGCCGGCGCGGCACGAAGGCGCGCCCGTACATGCTCCCCGCGTTCAACCAGAACGTCGGGCGCGTGATCTCCCTGTTCGGCAAGGTGACGAGCGTCACCGTTCGCAGAATGGCCGGGTAACGTGGCGACATTGGACGAGTTGATGCTGGCCCTCAAATCCCGCCTGTCGGAGATCGACGGGCTGACGGCCTACTCGGTGGAGCCCGCCTCCCCGAAGTTCCCGGCGGTGTGGCCGTTCCTCCGCACCGCGAGCTACGACATGGATTTCGACGGGCACATGACCTGGAACCTCGCGCTCACGGTGGCGGTGGAGGCGGCGGAGGTGGGGCGGGCGCAGAGCAATATCTGGCACTACCTGACGCCCGTCGGGCCGAAGTCGATCCACTACGCGATCGAGTCGGAGCCGTCGCTGGGGCTGACCGGGGTGTCCTGCTCCGTCAAAGGGGTGCTGAGCATGGGGCGGGCGGCGATCGCGGGGAAAGAGCCGCTGATCGCGCAGCTGGAGTTGGAGATCATGAGCTAGAGAGGTCGGGCTAGTGATCGGGCTATTCGCCAAGCAAGTCGCGCAACCAGTCCCGCGCCTCGGCCAGTTCGCGCCGCAGGCGGCCTATCTCCGCGAGCAGCATGGGGATGCGCTCGATCAACTGGCGCGCCGCGCCGTCGGACTGGTCCTCGGCCATGACGGCCTCGCACCAGTGCCCGATCCCGCTCAGGACGATCTCCTCCAACGGTTCCGCGCCGTCGGTGTTCCCGCTCACCGCGCTCCCTCCTCTCGCCCCGCGTATGCCGGGGGTGCGCCGTGAGTATACCAACCTTCTCTCTGCTTATCCCGACCGCCGGCCGGCCTTCGCTGGCGCGCGCGCTCTCCAGCGTGGCGGCGCAGATCGGGCCGGGGGATGAGTGCCTCGTGATCGGGGACGTGCGGGCGGGCGCGCTCCCCGAGAGCGAGGCCATCTGCCGGGAGTACCCGTGGTGCCGCTACGTCGAGCACACGGATGGGCGCATGACGTTCGGGCACGCGCAGATCAACCACGGCCTGACGCTGGCGACGGGCGATTATATCCACTGCCAGGATGACGACGATATCTACGAGGTTGGCGCGCTGGCCCACATGCGGGCGGCGGCGACGGAATACCCCGGCCGGCCGCTCCTGTTCCGGTTCCGCTCCTACCACGGCGGGATCGTGTTCTGGCTCATGCCGGGATTGCTGAGGCAGGGCTGCGTCGGCGGCCATTGCGCGGTGTTCCCGAACGACCCCGCGCGCCTCGGCAAGTGGGGCGACCACTACGAAGGCGACTACGGCTACGTCAAACAGTCGATCGACAACTGGGCCGCCGCCGGGGTGGAGCCGGTGTGGTGCGAGCCGATCGTCGCGATTCAGAGGCCGCAATGAGCGCCCTCATCCCGCGCCTCGCCCTCCTCATCCCGCGCCCCGCCGAGACCGCGATCGACGGCCAGTTGGTACGCCGTATCAGGAACGAGTGCGCGCCGTGGATGACCGGGGATAATCGCCTGATCGATCCCGTCCAGCAGGCGCGGTGGTGGCGCTCGGAGTCGCGGCGACGGAACGCGATCTGGCTCTATGCGACGCCGGATGGCGAGGCGGTCGGGTTCGGCCTGTTCCGCATGGAGGACGGGCGCTGGTGGGCCACGCTCGGGCTGCTCGAAGACTGGCGCGGCCAGGGCCACGGCGCGGATATCTACCGGCACCTCATGGCCCATTGCCCCGGCGACCTGTGGATACGGGTGCTGCTCACCAATCCGGGCAGCGCCAGGGCGGCGGAGAAGGCGGGGTTCCGGGCGGTGGACACCAACGGCATCTACGCCGAACTGGTCGCCAGGAGGGACGCATGAGCACCACGGCGATCGTCGCGCTGCCCCGCCTCGCCACACCGGAGGACGCGCGCCCCTACCTCACGGCGCGGCCGGCGCTCTGCATGGCCGACGTGCTGATCATGGGCCGGATACGCAGCCGGCAGGCGGCCGGGTTCTCCACCGATCGCGCGCCGTTCGACGACGAGCGGCAGATCGCGTGGTTCCGCGTCAACCACGACCGCCTCCTGCCCTGGCTCTACGACGACCAGTCGGGCGCGACCGTGGGCTACGGGTGCTTGCGGCAGGAGAGTGACGGGCGGTGGTACTCGTCCGTCGCGGTGCTGCCGGAGCACGGCGGGCACGGCTACGGCAAGGCGATCACCCTGCACCTGATCCACACGGTGCCGCACGAGGTCTGGGCCTCGGCGCGGGCGGACAACCCGGCCGCGCGGAAGCTGCACGACCCGCTGTACTGGGACACGATCGGGACGGACGGCGAGCTGATCTTCTACCGGACCAAGCCGAAGATCAGGACGGGGGGCGCGCATGGCTGAGGCGGCGACCCCTCGGGTAAGCGTCGTGGTGGCGAGTTTCAATCGGCCCCGCTGCCTGCGGGAATGCCTGCTCTCGCTGCGCGCCGCGCGCCCGGACGAGGTGATCGTGGCCGACGACGGCAGCGAGTTCGACGTGGCGGCGGTGGTCCTCGGCGCGCTCGACGGCGAGACGCCGTATTTCGTGGCGACCAACCCGCCGATCCCGCCGCGCGAGCGCATGACGGCGAGGCGGCAGGGGGCCTTGCTCAACGCCTGCTTCGCCGAGTCGCGCGGGGATGTCCTGACGCTGGTGTGCGACGACGACCTGATCCACCCCGGCTGGTTCGACACCCTCCGCCGCGTCTGGGCGGACGAGCCGGCGCGGCCGATCGCGCGGGGCGAGTGGCTGGTGTTCAACGACGGGGAGACGCCGACGGAGGACGATCCGCCGCTGCAACTCGACGCGCGGGGCATGACGGCGGGGAACTTCGCGTGGCATGCCAGCTTCACGCGGGGGCACGGGGCGCGCTGGCCCGAGGATCGCACCTCCTGCCTGGATGACGGGTTCCTCGCCCACCTCTGGCGGGCGGGCTGCCCGGTCTTCGGCGTGCCGGTGGTGGGCCGGGCGGGCTGGCGGCGGGAGCACCATTACGCGGGCATACACCACAGCGACGGGGCGCGGCACCGGGACTCGCTCCTGCCGCTCTTAGAGGCCGGTTTCCTGGAAGCGGAGAGGCCGTCATGAGCGAGATACCGCTGTTCAAAGTGAGAATGGAGCCGGGCGCGAGCGAGGCGGTTCGCCGTGTCTTGGAATCAGGGTATGTAGGACAAGGCCCTGTATGCGAGGAATTTGAGCAGCAGTTTAGCCGCCTCGTTGGGGCACCCGAACCCGTACTTTTGCTCAACTCCTGCACCAGCGCGATCGACCTGGCGCTGCACCTCATCGGCGTGGGGCCGGGGGACGAGGTGATCAGCACCCCAATAACCTGCACGGCGACCAATACGCCGGTCGCCTTGCGCGGGGCAAGAATCATTTGGAGCGACGTGGACCCGCTGACCGGCAACATCGACCCGACGGATGCCGAGCGCAAGATCACGACGCGGACGAAGGCGATCATCGCGGTGGATTGGGCGGGGCGACCGTGCGACTATCACCGTTTCTCCGGGGACGTGCCGATCATCGAGGATGCGGCCCACGCGCTGCTCGCGCGGATTGACGACACCTTCCCACTCGCCGAGTGTGGTGGCGACTATATCTGCTATTCCTTCCAGGCGATCAAAGCACTGACGCTCGGGGACGGCGGGGCGTTGCTCACCCCGCCCGAGCAGACGGAGCGCGCCCGCCTGCTCAGGTGGTACGGGCTTGACCGCCGCAGCAAGGCCGATTTCCGCTGCGCGCAGGACATCGCGGAGATCGGCTACAAATACCAATCCAACGACATCGCCGCCGCGATCGGCCTCGCCAACCTGCCGCGCGCCGCGTGGTCGGTGGCGCGATCCCGCAACAACGCCGAGTGGTACACCCGCGCGCTCACCGACGCGCCGGGCGTGACGCTGCCGCCGTTCGATCCGGGCGCGTCCTACTGGATTTACACGATCCTCGTGGACGATCGCGCCGACTTTTCCGCCTACCTCAAGGCGCGCGGCATCGCCACCAGCCAGGTCCACGCGCGCAACGACAAACACACCGCCTTCCGCGCCGTCTCGGAGGCGCGCGGCCCGCTCCCCGGCGTGGACCATTTCGACGCGCATCAGGTGGCGATCCCCAACGGCTTCTGGGTGGACGACGCGGCGCGCGAGCACATCGCCAACACGGTGCTGGAGTGGGCCTACGGGCGGCGGGAGGGGGCGGCATGAAACTCCTCTGTATCCAGCCGGGGGCGAGCTACGCGACGGGGGACGTGGCGTCCGGGTACGTCCGCGCCATCCGCGCGCTCGGCCACGAGGCGATCGTCTACGCGCTCGACGCCCGGATCGATCTGGCGAACGAGTTCTATCACTGGGTGTACCGGCGCGAGGGGCACGGCCCGGTGCCCCAGTCGCTCGTCCTCCAGCACGCCGCCGCGCACATCGTGCCGCAGGCGCTCTACCACGAGGTGGACGGCGTGCTGGTGTTCAGCGGCATGAGCCTGCACCCGGACGTGTTCATCCTCCTCAAGCGCGCGGGGATACCCACCGCGCTGGTGCTGAGCGAGTCGCCGTATGACGACATGTACCAGGCGCGCGTATTGGCGCGGCGGGATCGCGGCGTGCCGGTCGTGGATATCGCCTTCACCAACGAGCGCGCGAGCCTGCCCCGCCTGCGCCATTGCCTGCCGGAGACGCACTACCTCGGGCACGCCTACCACCCGGAAGTCTCGCGCCCGGACGGCGCGCGCGACACCCCGTGCGACGTGCTGTTCCTCGGCACGCTGTTCGAGGAGCGCATGGAACTGCTCGCCGGCGTGGACTGGGACGGGATCGATCTGGCGCTCTACGGCCAGCTCAAGCTCCTGCCGAGTCGCCACCGCCTGCGCCGGTATATCCGGGGCGAGATCGTCGCCAACGACGACGCGCAATCCCTCTACCGCGCCGCCAAGATCGTCCTCAACCCCTACCGCACCTCGCGCGGGTTCGGGCGCGGCGTGGCGCATATCGACCACGCCGAGAGCCTCAACCCTCGCTCGCTCGAACTGGCCGCGTGCGGCGTCTTCCACACCAGCGAGTACCGGGAGGAGGTGGGCGAGGTGTTCGGGGATTTGGTGCCGACCTACAGCGACAGCGAGTCGCTCGAATGGCTGATCCGCTACTACCTGAGCGCGCAGGGGGAGGGGGCACGACGTGAGATGGCGCAGGCGCTGCCGGGGGCCGTGACGGGCCACACCTACGCCGCCAGGGCGGCGGAACTCATGGTCT